TCTGGATTTGATAATAATACATTTAATACTCCGCAATCAACTAATTCTGAATATGGCATAATTGGAATTTCTCCATTTGTTAATTCTCGTAAATCATCATCAGTAAGTGAATAATTCATTTTTCACCTTTTACCGTCTTACAAACCTTCGGTTTTCCAGACTCCAAAAGGCTAACCCAAAAATCTTTTTCAATTTGTTTTAATTGGTATATATTATTGTATATACTAAAAATTCCAAATGTAAAAAATCCAGAATAAAAACTTAATATATTTTTATATTTCATTATATATATTTATATATAATTTTTTTTAATAATATTTTGGGTCAGCCTTTTGTAGTTGCCATTGCATAGGCATCGCTTATTTTGGGTAAAGCCTTTTTTTAAAAGGCTTAAAAATGAAAATTATTAGTGTTAAAAAATCACCAAATAAGAATAAACGATTTCAGGCATTTGTTGAAACTGATATGTATGATGTATATGGAAATAGAATACATCAAAAAATTAATTTTGGAGATAAATTAGGTAGCACATTTATAGATCATCATGATTTACAAAAAAAAATAAATTATTGGAATAGACACTATAATAATCCAAGGGAAAAGCCATTTTTAGAAAATATGATTATGAGCCCAGCATTACTAAGTGCATATATTTTGTGGGGTGAATCTACAAATATGAGAGAGAATATTGATATATTAAATGAATTTTTATAGGCGAAATATAGCATAATGTTTTGCTTTTTTATGTATTGCAATATATTGCTTTTGGGAAAAAGGGGGATTCAGAATTTTTACTATAAGAATATTTCTATTTCCCCCTTTTTCCTAAATACTTTTAAAAAAAAGTAATATCAAAAAAAATGCAATAAAGCAATGCAATATATTGCTATGCATTAATTATTTATTTTATATTAAAGAAAAGATATTTATATTAATATACATATAAAATTATTTTTAAAATGTCAGAACTTTTTAAAACTGAAAAATTTTTGGGAGTTGATTGGTTGAGAAATGCAACAGAAAAAGGAGGTGCACAAGATGAAGTTATTAAACTAAAATCTAATGATTCAAATGTTGTCTTAAATCATGTTAGTGCTACTAAAAAATATGCAAAATCAAAAATAATTGAAAAAAGAATGTGGACAAGTTGTGATCCAGATGCATTATTACCAATGGTAGAAAATAATAATGGTTTATATGAAGTCATTCATAAATTTCCACATAAAGTATATTTTGATATTGATGAAGATCTCATTCCCATAGAGGTCGGGGGCGGGGTTAAAGGGGTAAGACCCCTAGCAACACCATTAGATAGTCATATTGATAAAATTAATGTATTATTTCCAAATTCTGATTTTGCTATTAGTGGCTCAGTTACAGAATCAAAGGCATCATATCATATTGTATTAAATAACTATTTGATTAATTCAGTTAGTGATAGAAATACTATTAAAATTATGGTTGAATCTTTAGGATGGGATAATAAAGTATATACAAAAAATAGAAATATGAAATTACCAAATCAATCTAAACCAGATGGTAGAATACAAGCAATAATTAGAAATACCGACATCAAGAAGCATATTATTACTGCATTCTTTGATGGATTAAATTTAAAATGGAATACTGAAAAATATGTTGATAAAATTGAATGCAGAGGAGATGAAAAAATAGAAAATATTAAATTAGCCGTTAAAGTTGAGCGAGTAAAAACAAAGCCATTAAATATAGCAGTTATGCCAGCACGAGCCGTAAAAGAAATAAATAATTTAGATAATTTTGATTTGCATGAAGCAACCCCAGAAGAATTATTAAATATATTGCCATTATGTGCAAACGATTCACATAGTTATACACATCAATGTGCAAGATTTTGTTTTTATAATGATTTAACATTTGAGCAATTTTTAGAATGGAGAACACAAAAGAGAGAATTAAATGAAGCAGATATAAAAAGATGGTCATATCATTGGGAGAGATTAGATAATTTTCCAAAAGTTAGTATGGACACAATGAGATATACAATTTTAAACTTTTATCCAAATTTAATTTCAAATAAGCATTTTAGAAAATTTAAAAAACAATTTGATATTCATGGTGTTGATGATGCATTACAAAAAAAAACTGAAACTTTAACACAGGCTGAATTTACAACAGATGATAAATATGTAATTATAAATACACAAATGGGCTCAGGAAAAACCACACAAAGTATAGATTATTTAAAATCAATTTCTGAAGAATTTAATATTGAAAAACAGAGAAAAATAAAAGAGATATATAAAGGAAAAGAAAAAGATTATATTAATGCAAATGAAATTGGATCATTTATTTGGATGACACCATTAATATCATTAGCACAAAATACAAAACATAGATTAGATGAAAAAGATGTTAAATGTAAATTTTATAAAGATTGTAAAAATAAATCAGAAAAAGAAGAATTAGATTTATGTGATGAGTTAATTATTTGCATAAATTCATTAACATATATTGATAATAAAAGATATAAAGTAGTTATAATTGATGAAATTGAAACATTACTAAATAAATGGTTTAATAATAAGACATTAGACCGCACAAAATATAAGTGCTGGAATAATTTTATTAGAATTATTAGAAATGCAGACAAAGTAATATTATTAGATGCATTTACATCAAAATTAACAACTGATTTTATTAAAAAAGTTGAATATGAAAAATATCCACCACTATTAATTGAGAGAAATATTGAAACAAGTAATAGACAAGTTCAATTTATTAATCATTTTCAAAAATGGGTTTGTGAAATTATAGAAGATTTAAAAGCAGGAAAAAAATTATTTATATTTTATCCATTCAAAACAGGACAACCAAAAAAAGGAATATTAAGTATGGAAGGTTTTAGAAATATGTTAGAAAATGAAACAAATAAAAGAGGCAAATATTATCATGGAGAAATTGATCAAGTTGACACAGCAGATTTATATGATGTTAATAAAAGTTGGAAAGATATAAATTTTATAATTACAAATACAAAAATTACAGTTGGTATAAATTATGAAGGAGTGGATTTTGACAGAGTATATATGGGAATTGCTGGAATGAATACAGCAAGAGATATTTTGCAAGTATCATATAGATGTAGACATTTAAATGATGAACTAATAAAAATTACATTTATTGAAAAGTATAATACAAATATTGATTTTAAAAATGATAATTTAATGTTAGAAAGCCCAGAATGTACATTTTGCCCAATATATAGAGATTTAGTCAAAAATATATTATTAGAAAGATATACACCATTGCAAGAAAGTATATTATATATGTGCAAAATGGCACATTATACTATTATTGAAAGTGATACATTTATTGATGAATCACTAAAAGAAAGATTCAAACAATTAGTAAAAGATAATAATATTATTTATGAATATAATTCAATTGAAGAAATTAGTTATGAAACCGCAGAAGAACATTATAAACCATTAACATATGCAGGAGAAGCAACACAAATTCAACAAATAGAATTACGAAAATTTTATTTTGATTTATTATGGATTGATGACTGGTATGCAACAAGCCAAAAAATAGAAATGCCAAATATTGCAAAATTAAAAGAAATGAAAGAATTAGCATGGAATAAAAAATATTTTGATTTTATGGAAGCAACTAATAATATTTTATATAATAAAGAAAGTAAATTTAAAGATATATTTGATTTAATGATGCCATATTTTAATAATTCAAGAATGCCAACATTAGATGGATTGCATGATTTAGTTGCAAAAAAAGTTAAATTACCAACAATATTATTAGATCTAATATTTGAAAATTTCCACTTTAAAAATCTCACAAAAAAATCATCAACTATTATGATTGTTAAGACAATATATAATACATATTTTAATAAACATATTATTGATATCACATATGAGAATAATAGACACAATACACCAAAATTTAAAGTAAGTGAAGAAGCAATAGATTTATTTAATTATATGTCATTATATTTGAAAAAAAAATATTGGTTTGCTGAATCTGAAAAGGTTAATGAAGATAATAATGATGATGCCATTGCATAGGCATCGCTATGGGGGTTAAAGGGGTAAACCCCCTAGTTGAAATTTAGATAGTTTATGTAAAATATCTTTTTTTTTGCTTTGTATGTGTACGAATTAGAGCATATGGTTTACTTTATATTGCTTTGGGAAAAAGGGGGAAACGTAAATGTTCTTATAATAAAAATTCTGAATCCCCCTTTTCCCCAAAAAATAAAAAGGCATAAAAAAGTTATAATAATGCAATATGCTATAATTCGCATAATAAATAATTTCATATTAAATAAATATATTTATATTAATATACATAATAAATTATTTTTATATTTTTTAAAAGTGAAAATGTCATTAAGTATAAAATTTATTCAAGGTTTAGAAAAACATGGTTTATCATACAATGAAATTAAAAAATGGCAATATTGTGGTGGTAAAAGTTGGAGTGATGGTGCATATGAAATAACACGACACGAAAAATATTTTAAACAATGTTATCCAAATGAAGATTATCCAAAGCAAAAAAAAGAATGTATTTGTGGAACTGATTTAATTCATAATTGTTTTATAAGAGAAAATAATGAATCATCAGTTGAAAGTATTTTAATTGTTGGTCAATGTTGTGTTGAAAAATTTATTGATGGTGGATTAGATAAAAGATGTGAAAAGTGTTCATCACCACATAATAATATTAAAGATAATTTATGTAAAATTTGTAGAAAAAGGCAACACAATGCAGAACAATTAGAAAAAGCAAAACAAAGAAATTTAGAAACTGCATTAAGAAGAGAGCAAAAACGAATTGAAAAAGAGAAAGAAAAAGAAAGGCTTTTACATTCGCAGAGATATTATTTTGATATACCATATGATATTAGTAACGATAAAGAAAATTATGCATATTTAAAAACTAATAAATGTAAATGGGAATCAACTATTAAAGCATGGTATTGCAATGGAAATAAAAATAATATTGAAAATATTTTAGATCATTTTGAAGAATATCATATAGAAGATATTGAAGATTTCAAACAAAAGAAAAATACAAAATTTAAAGAATATAAAGATAAGAATTTTATTAATGATATTATGAAAGATTTAAAACTATCATTTATGGATGCAGTTGCAAATGCTAAGGGAAAAAATCTTAGATTTGATAAAGAATTAAAATTATGGTATAAACAATATTAGGGGTTTCACCCCCTTTAACCCCCATACCGATGCCTATACAATGGCTTTTAAATAATTATTTTTTTTCATATTAAAAAAATATATATTAATATATATAATAAATTTTATTAGTAAAAGCAATATATTGCAATGGAAGAAGAAAAACTTGCAAAGTATACTAAATTAATGGAACAGAGAAATAATGCAGTTAAAAAATGGAATTCTAAAAATACTGAAAAATTAAAATCATATAAGCAAAAATATTATGATGCAAATAGAGAAAAAATTATTTCAAATATTGTAAATAATAGAATTCTTGACCCAGAAAAGAAAGAGAGATATAGAGCATATCAAAAAGAATATCAAAAAAAACATAGAGAGAGGGTAAAAAATGAAATTCTAAAGAATGAGCATGATAGTGTTGAAGCCATTGCATCTCACTCCGTAGAGGTCGGTTTTTGGTAAAGCCTTTTTTTAAAAGGCTTAGCATCGCTGGGGGTTAAAGGGGATGCACCCCCTAAAAAGTTGATTAAAAATTTGCAAGTAAATAAAATATTTATTTAATTAAATTAAAGTTTTTTTTTTGTATAATAATATACAAACAATAAATTATTTAAACTTTTCTAAATTAACCCTTTTAAAAAAAGTATATCAAAAATGGCAAACGATTCTATTAATGTTATGAAGGTGATTGATGAGAGAATTAATGTTGAACAGGTTCCAATTTTAATTGTTAGTGAATCAACACCAAGTGTGCAATACTCAACTATAAATGTTGCTGGAAATGCATCAAACACCCCCACTTTTACAATTCCGTGCCCCCCAAATCAAGGGCTTGATCGTACGGTTATAATGCAAATGACTGTTCAATTTCTTCTTACTGGAACTGATTTACAACTATTTCAAGCACAGCCAGCAATTGCATTGAGAGCATGGCCATTGCATAATGCATGCACATCTATGAACATACAATTAGGTACTGCAGGTGTTAGTATTAATCCTTCCCAATATGCCGCTGCACTTTTAACTCAATGGAATTGTGATAGTCATACACAAGCAGTTAACTTATCATCATTTCCATCTGCTCCAGATAGATATGCAACTTATGCAACTGCTTCATTGGCATCATCATCTCCATTTGATTCTGATTTTGCATCACCAAATTCTAATTATGCTAATACTTCAAGAACTGGACAAATTACATCTATTAATTATTATGATGGTGCATTTGTACTTGGAGCCCCAGCACCAGCACCAATTGCATGGGGTGCAAATGCCACACAAATGGTAGTTACTGCAACCATATATGAGCCAATTGCCGCATCTCCTTTTGTATATACTGGAATTAGAGATCCAAAGAAAGCATTTTTTGGACTTGGAAATGTTAATGTAAATTTATCATTTACTAACTTACAGAGAATGTTGAGTTTTTTCGTTCCAGGTACAGCGGCCGTTACATCTATTCAAGGTCAATTTACACAGCAATCTTTGCAAGTTGCTTATATTAATGCATTTGAAGATAGTGTATCAAATTATGTATCACCAATGGCTTATAATTATTCAACTATTCAGACCGCAACTTCAACATTTGTTTGCGGAATTGGTGCATCTGCTCCAGTTCCATCAACTACTATGCAATTAAGTGTTGTGCCATCTCACTTTTTAATTTGGGCTACTCCTCCATTAGATTATGTTAATTCACAAACAAATTCATATCCAGATTTTTGCTTTACTATTTCTAATGTGAGTATTAATTTTGCTGGTAAAGATAATATTCTTGGTAGTAATTGCACACCATTACAACTATTTAATATTAGTAAAAAGAATGGCTCAAATACCACATTTCCACAATGGACTGGTGCTCAAATTTTATCATCAGCAACTCAAACAAATCCAGCAAATGCAGCACAATATTATGGCGGCGGTGTTTTGATTTTAAAAACGAGTGAAGACCTTCGCCTCCCATCTACATCTTGTGCTGGAATGAACAGAGCCGTTAACTTTCAAATTACTGCCACTTGCACTAATTTATCAGGAATTAATTTTGGTGCAAATTGTCAATTTAATGTTTTGGCAATTACTGATGGTGTTTGTATTACTCAACATGGTTCTCGTGTTCAACTTATTGAAGGTGGTATTACTGAGGATATGTATAATAATGCTCAGATTGTTTCTGGTCTTCAAGAAATGGCTGTAAAAAATTATGAAAACAAGAATGGATATTCTGGAGGAAGTTGGGCATCTTTTAAAAGTGATTTAGCAAAAATTGCTAATTATATTTCTCCAGTTAGTAAACCAATTATTGGAGCATTAACAAATAAAGCATTGGCTGGAATTGAAAGTGCTGGGGCTGGTCGTATGCATCGTGGTAAAATTCGTGGACTATTAAAGGGAATGTATTAGACATCTCCTATCAAAAATAATAAAAAAAGAAATAAATAATTTAATTTAAAATATATTTGTAATAATATATAATAATCAAATTTTGTATAAATATTTTTTAAAAAATGCATTCTAAAAAACAATTAATGGATATGCTACATCATCCAATGGTTCATCACTCAATGGCTCATCATCCAATTGCTCATCATTTAATGGCACATCACCCAATTGCACATAGAGTTGTGCAACATACTAGACCAAAAAAGCAAATGCTTAAACATGGAGGAATTAGAGGATTTGGAATTCTTGGTGGTGAATTATTAGGAGGTGAACTATTAGGAGGTAAAAGAAGAGCACCAAGAAAGAAAATGCATAAGGGTGGATCATTTATGAGTGATATGGAAAAATTCGCACATTATATTTCCCCAGTTGCTAAACCAATTATTGGTGCATTGACAAAAAAAGCATTAGCAGGAATTGAAAGTGCTGGGGCTGGTCGTATGAGAGCCCCAAGAAAAACACTTGGCCATGCAAGAAATCAGGCAAGGGGTGCAATTGTTCGTCAAATAATGATGCAACACGGTATGACATTGCCACAAGCAAGTCATTATGTTAAAATGCACAATATCCCATATTAAATCGCATTCCCATAGCGGTCGGGTTTAAAAGGTGTGATGCCTATGCAATGGCATTTTATAAAATTGTTTAATAATTATAATTTAAATTTATTTTTTTTATAATAATATAAAGAAATATAAATTGACTAAAAAAAAGTGTGTAATGTCAAAAACTTTAAGTGATTTGATACTAAAGCAATCGCTTAAACCTAAAAAACAGTCAATTGGTAGTTTTCCATTAAGTTCTTTAGAAACTCCACCAGTTGAAGATTTTAAAACACAATATGAACAAATAGCATATGAACAAGCATATAAGGCATTAAGACCAAATCCAAATGATGTAAGAAAATCTAAATCATATTGGCAATTATTAGAAGAACAGGCAAAAAATAAAATTACTGATGATGCATTGCCAGTAAAAGGAGCATTAATTCCACCAGTTGTTGGTCATTTAATTCCACCAGTGAGGAGAGTACCATCTGGGGCTGCATCTACTGCAAGTAGTTTATATAGTTCTATATATCCAAGTTCAGTTGGAGCACGAAGTAGAAGTTCATCAATAGGTAGTGCATATAGTTCTGTATATCCAGTATCTATTGGAGCAAGTTCATCTATTGGTGATATTGGTGGATATGGAGAATTAACTGAATATAATTTTAATCAATATGAACCATATGCATCAGCCCAATTTACACCAGATTATTATAATGCTGGTTATGAGGAATATAAAGCACACGAGGAGTTACCATATGAACAGCCTCAATTAACTCAGAGTATAGTTGAGGCAATGTCTCGTGGTAGTAGAAGTTCTCGTAGTAGAAGTGGTTCTATTATATCAGAGGCATCATTGATACACCCATCAGAGTTTGAAGATAATACAACTGCTTTAATACAAAATTTAGATATACCATCAGAAGAAAGAAATGCATTAGTATCAGTAAAAGATAAAGAGGGTTTATATACTAATAATAGTGCAGCAAGAAATTATTTTGATGAAACTACAGAATTATCAGGAATAGTTAGACCATCGGCTAAAAGTGAGGTTTCAACAGTAGAATATAATGAACTTGGTCAATTAAATCTATCTGGTAATAGAAGAGGTATGAATATGCCTTCTAAATTAGAAATAGCATTAGGTGCAAATTTTGCTAATGATCAAGAAGTTATAAATTTAGTTGATAATATACCAAATATTACTAAAGAAGAACTTTCTGATTTATTTGATCAGGCATTGCTTGATACTGTAAATATTAAAGGTAAAAGAAATAAAGAAGAAGCAACAAGATTAGGATTTATAAGAAGATTAGAATTATATGAACCATTTTATTATAGTAGAAAAGAGGGACAAATAGGACAATCTTCAATTGGTAGACATACGGCAAGAACTGCAGGAGAAAAAAAGTCTATTGCATTAAAGGCGAGAAAATATGGAAAAACATATGAATCTGTATTAAATCCATCACCAGAATTTTTTAAAGGTATTGAACAACAATTAACAAAAAAAGATATTGCTAATTTATTGCGAGAACAATTAATACTTAAACAAGGTAGTAAAGTTAGTGAAAAAGTAAGTGCAATAGAAGCGAAAACATCTCAAGAGGGTATATCAGGAAGAGGATTAAAAAAAAAAGCCCAAAAAAAAGGAGGTAAAATATCTGTAGGAAATTTATCTAAATTTTTTAAGTCATCATATTCTGGAAAAAAAGCCCCAAAAAAAATTGATACATATAATTTAGACTCAGAATTGACAAATAAATATGGTTCTGTATATTATGATCCAGATAAAAATCATGCAGTATTAACTCATAAAGGAACGAGCGGAGACACTTTTTTAGAAAATGCAAAAGACTGGAGCAATAATGCTATGTATGCAATGGGATTATATAAATACACTGATAGATATAAACAAGGCAAAAAATTACAAACTGAAACTGAAAATAAATATGGGGCTCACAATGTATCAACATTGGGGCATTCACAAGGAAATGTTCTGGCAAGAGAATTAGGCCAAAATAGTAAAGAAATTATAGGATTAAATCCAGCATATAAAGGAGAAAAACCATTACATAATGAATATAATATTAGGTCATCTGGTGATGTTGTAAGTATTGGATTGCATGGCACAAATAGAGGACATGATACTTTAATACCAGCAGCAAGTTTAAACCCATTAACAGAACATAATATTGATATATTAGATAGATTAGACCAAAACCAAATGATTGGTGCTGGAAAATATAAAAAAAGAAAACAATATTAGGGGGTTTCACCCCCTTTAACCCCCACTATGGAATGTGTTTTGGGTAAAGCCTTTTTTCAAAAGGCTTAAATAAATAATTTAATTTAAAATATATTTGTAATAATATATAATAATCAAAATTTGTAAAATACTTTTGTGATAAAAATAATAATCAATAATGAGTGCAAAGACTATTTTTCCAGGTGGCAATTCAACATTTCTACCAGCATTGGCTGGAATATCTGGAACACCACCAGCAATAACTGTATCAGGACTAACAGCAACTACTGGAAATATTGTTGCAACTGTTGGAAATATTCAAGCACCTGCTGGAACTATTAATGCATTTAATGGTCTTACTACAACAAGTGGTGGTGTTGTTGCCTCTAATGGAAATATTACTGCAACCACTGGAGGATTTGTTGCACCTGTTGGGTCTCTTGCTGTTGGGGCTACAGTTAATGCAGGAACTACAATTACTGCTGGAACTGGAATTACTGCAACCACTGGAAATATTGTTGCAATTACTGGAAATATTGAAACAACTGCTGGTGATATTGTAGCAACTGCTGGTAATATTGAAGCAACTGTTGGAAATATTACTGCTGGTGGTAATATTTCGTGTGTTGATATTACTACAAGTGGAACTATTACAAGTGGAGGAAATATTGATGCTGGTGCAAACTTAATTGAAACAACTGGAGAAATTAATGCTGCAACTATTGTAGCATCTGGAGATATTACTGGTGCATCATTTAAAGGTGGATTATTAGATGCTAATAATAGTAGTGGAAATAATGGACAATATCCAGTTGCAAATGGTGCTGGTGGATGGGTATGGACTGACCCAGCATAAAATTAATCAAAAAAAATAATATATTATTAATAATATATAATGGAGATAACAGAGATATTTTTAACATTTGCAATTAGTTCTGGTATTGCTTTTATATTAGCACTTGCGAGAATGGCATATAAATCTAAGTGTAAAAATGTAGAATGCTGTGGGTGTATAAAAATACAACGAGACATAGAATCTGAATTAGAATTAGATGAAAGAGAGCCACCAAGTCCAAGGGCAAATCAAAGTCAACAGGATAATAATGCATGATTAATTTTAAATTTTAAATTTTTAATTTTTTTATATATAGTTATATATAATATCAAATACCTTTTTGAAAAAAGTCTAACCCAAAGCAATATATTGCAATGAGCAATATACTAAAGTATAAAAATAGAGCAAGATATAATATTGATTTATTAGAAAAAGCCGATGAAATAGCATTATCCCATCTATCAAAAAAAGTATTAAAGCCAGAATATAGAAAAGTATTAACCGCTCAAGATGATGATCTTAAATATTATTTAGATGCATATAAAACCGCTAATGATTTACCAATGAGAATTGCAAATCAATATGTATATCCTAAATATTTTTATTATACTATCAATAGTAAAAAAAATGGAATAACCCCAAAAAGAACACGATTAGATAGTAAGATGTTTGCAAAATTTATGCAAAATAATACTAAACGAGAAATGGCAAAATCCCAAGGTATACCAATTGATAAAATAATAAGAGAAAAAAAAAGTAGTATAAAAGATTATGATTTTGATTTATATAAGTTATATGGTATTAAAGAAGATAAATATACAAGAGGAAAACACCCATCATCATTAGCGAATTTAAAACAATATAGATAATGGGCAAATTTTATATTGATATATATTATAATTTTATATTTTTTTTGATTATGCGATTTAGTGCATATAGGTTACTTTATATATACTTTATATACTTTTGGGAAAAAGGGCTTTTCAGATATTTACTAAAGAAACTAAATCTGATTTCCCCTTTTCCCCAAAATAAAAAATACATAAAAAAGTATATAAATACTATATGCACTAATTCAGATATAAATTATAATTTAGATTTTTAATAACATCTAAATATTAAACATCCTAATTTAGATTTTTAATATTATAAATCTAATATTACATTTGAGTTCTTAAATATCTAATTTTATATAGATAAATACAATGAAAAATTTATAAATTTTTACTCTTATATATCTTATAATATCTATATTTAACTTTTTCATATTAAATATATAACTTTAGATATTTTTAATATATTTACCGT